GGATATTTGACTGATCTCGTCTATACCGAGCGCCTCGTCCGCTTTGTAATCGAGGTCCACGAAAAAGTTATACGTCAGGGTTTTCTGTTCCACGACGAACACTTTCTCGTCAGCTTGCACAGACTCGATGTATTTGTCGTAAAATTCATCCAATCTATCATACGGCACGGACAGGCAACCGCCGTCCAGGAGCACGTGTGATGGGTTGGGGACTTTTCTCAAGAAGCCGTTCTGGGAACACCAACTTTTGAACATACTTACTTTACATATACATTAATCCTCGTCTCTAAACCAGTTCGACGAACAGGAGACGTCCTGATAAATCTTCGTTTCGCTCAGTTCCTTCTTAAAGGTGAGGAGTTCGTAAACGGTCATCTTCTCGTTTTCCCTGACCCAATCCTCGATCTCGGAGTCGCACAGGCCCCGGTTCTTCTCGAGAAGTTCAGAGATCTGTCTCATGATGAAAGCTTTCGATTTCATTATTTTATACTGAATGTTTTTCTATCGGAGGTTTGCATGCACCGGTAAAACTCTGGATTTTTTATGACATTATCTATGATCAACTTCCATCGCTTACGCGTATTAAACTCGGGGAGTGTATCGTAGCTCATGTAATCGTTCTCGTCGTGTGTTTTCCTGATCGGTTGGTTGTGTAGTTTTTTCAGTTGCATCTTGGCCTTCTCCTCGTAGAACCGCTTGACCTGTCCGTGCTGCTCCGCCCTGTTGTAATCGACGAAGAACACGAAACAGTTGTACTCGAGGTCCACGGTGGGACTTTCCTTGACGGTGAACTTGAAATCCGTGTACTCGCCGTTTTTCAAGTTGAGAACCCCGCGGGTCTCCTCCTCGAGTTCTCGAAGCGCGCACCGGATCGGGTTGGTGATTTCCCTTCGGCGACATCCGCCTGTGACAAAAATCCAATCTTTGAACCGCCAGTCGCGCACGGTTAAGAACCGCGGTTGATCGCCGTCGAAACTAACTGGTATCGCGATAGCCTTGTGTTTTTTCATCGCGCATGCGCGTTTCTACAATATGCTGACATCTTATTCCTCGGATTTTTCTTCCACCTCCTCGGCGACGAGCGCGGGCTCTTCTTTTCCACCACCGCTGGACTGGGAAAGATGGCGCGCGACGTGCGCTGAGAAAACCTTGAGCTCGTCGACCTCCTGCTTCGCCTTGTTCAGCTCCCTGAAGAGGAAGACGAGACCGGCGATGCAGGCGATTGCGGCGATGGTGGTGAGAATTTCACGGTCGATCGGGATCATTTACTGTCCTCACGACGCTTCTTTTTAAGTAACGACACCCATCGAAACGCCGTCGTCTTTCGGACACTGGTACGGGGTGGTTGCGAATTGCACGGCTTGGTAATGCGTGGCCTGGCACGATTTCTCGATCGGCGGCGTGGGCTGACCCACGAACTTCTCGATAGTCTGTGACCTGGGATTGTACGTCAATACAAAGACGACTGCTAGGAGGAAAATTGTTTTCCACATACTTACTATTTAGTTAGAATATAAAAGGCCAGCCATGCCGTTCTCCACCCTGAGTACGTTGTAGTTGACGGCGTAGATGTCCTCGTCGAACTTACCGGCGGTGGTGCTGTGGCCGGTGGACTGGATCCGAGCCGAGTCGAGTCGGCTGAAGTTCAGCGAACCGGTCGGCTGGAGCTTCGCAGCGTCGAGGCAGAAAGGCACGAAGAAAAGATTCGTACCCTTGACACTGGAGTTTGACGTGTGGTAGTAGAGGGGCACGGACGTGAAGTTGGGATCGGCGAATTTGTAATCGCCGATATCGGTACCGTTGATCTGGAGCTTGAGCTTGTTCGCCTTGTTAAGGATGGACATGGCCGACCCACTGGCGGCTGCCAGGTACTTGATCGGGTGATTGTAGTTGAGTTCCTGGATCAGGCTCTTGGACGCGATGCTCTTCTGGACCTGGGTGATGAGCATGTTCTGGGACCCGGAGCTGAACGCTGCGCGCTCGTCGGTGTCGAGGTACGCGAAGTTGGCGTAGACGTTCCAGCCCCAGTTCTTGGCGATGCCACCCCAGGTGATGCGGATTTCGACGTCGTGGTACTGGAGGGCCACCAGAGGAAGCGCGCTCTGCCAGTTCTCGCAGAAACTGAAACGAAGCGGGTAGAACTTGGCAGTGCCTGCACCGTCGTAGAGACCGCCTGCCTCGGACTTGGAGAAGTTAGTGGCGGAAAGGGTAGGCGCGATGAGCGTGGAGTACGTGGAGTCCTGGGTGTCCACCACTTGACCGCCGATCAAGAGCTCGACCTTAGAGATTACGGCGGTCCAATCGGAGACGGGTTCCGTGTCAGCGTCGGCGACGACGTAGGGTGCGAAGTACACGTAGTTGAGAAGGTCACCCTTGCGCTCGAAGCGCACGGTGGACATGCCGTTGTTGTTGACGTTCCCCTGGATGACCTGACGCTCGCAGGTCTGACTGAAATTTGTGTGCCGTTTGTACGTGGAGCGAAAAAAAGACACCTCGGGGGCGCCGACGAGGTGCGCATCCTGAGCGCCTACGGCGACGAGTTGGGCGATTCCGCCGGACATTTTATACTGTATACTGACATAATTTTTAAGCCTGTTCGAGTTGCTCGATTCTTTTCGTGAGACTGAAGACGACGTTCTGGAGGAGGGTGACCTGCGACGCGATACCCCCGAGGTGGTCGAGGTCGACGCTCACGGTGGACCCCCCGCTCGGGTTGACCGTAGGTTTTTCGGGCCATACTGGATTCTCCGGGTCTTCGGTGAGCGAAGGGAGGTCGCGGAGCGCCTGGCGGTACCGCGTCCACTCGTCCCTGAGTTGGTCGGGGATATGGTAATCCGTGGAGAAAATCCAATCCACCTCGGCGAGGCGCCTGTTGCGTTCTTGGCGGATATTTTTCCATTTATGTTCTTCGATGAGTTGTTGTAATTTTGTTTCGAATTCATCTTTTGGGGGTTTTTCATATCCATCGGGAAGACGTATAGATTCCCATGTTTCTCTATGTTTCACTGATGGAACACCGGGGACCATGTGTACGATAGTTTCGGTTAACATCTATCTCTTTATGAGATTAAATATCCCATGAAACGACCGTATCCCTCTCCCCAATTGATATCACTATTCGATTGTACAGTAATCAAGTATATTCTAACCGTATCACCCGCGTTTAGATTCCATACCAGACTCCCAGACACATGCTGGTGATTTGTACCCGGATCTATCACCTGATAAATCAAAGGTCGACCTGTACTCGTGGGATTCCAGTTTACATTATTGATATATAGAGTTATCGTAGTAGCACCAGTACCACCACTAGTACCGGTATCACCAGGTGACCTTATTGTGGCGTCTACGGTGAAACGATAAGTACCCGATATAGGTGCGGTAAATATACCGTTTGACGTATCGTAACATCCACCTTTATTAACAAATGTGTTTCCTAACGTTACATATGTATTTCCACCTGTCGCGGTATAACCATCATACTCGTATGCGCTAAATGCTGGGCTATTTGATTTGATCACACCGTCAACGTTCAAGTTCCCCCTCACATCCAACTGAGCTTCAGGGACTTTCCCGATACCGACGGCCGTGTCGCTGATGACCATGGACCGCCCGGTTCGGCCCAAGTTGTAGAGTTTCTTGACCTCCGAGGCTTCGAGGACTGTGTCATAGAGTTTGGGGTTGGATATTTTACCGCGGAAAATTTCGGCCCCTGTTGCATTACCCGCGCCTATGTACAAGTAATTGGTAGTGACGTTTAAAGTACGAGTCCCCCCACCGAATGTACCAGTCATCGGTTCACCGTTTAAATACAGTTTAAAAGTACTTGAAAAGTTACTAGTACTAATAGCACCAGCTGCTGCTTTTATTCCGACCACATGATACCATGTATTACTTTCTATTACACCAGCAACATCCATTCTACACGTGTCCCCGATACTAACTCTTAACGCTCCATTAGATACAATTACAGCCAGTAATCCACTAGCTGAATACGCACCTAGCCACATGACTGTTTGGTTTATTTGGGATGCATCATCCGTTTTAAACCAACATGACATAGAACAAATTCTATCCCCGGTCATCACAGGAGAAAGTACACCAGCCCATATAACCCCACTCACACCACTAAAATTAAACGCCTTATCCGCTGGGGAGTATGATGGTGCACCAGAGGAATTATGTAACACCCCATGATTCCCCTTCCCCGAGATATCTGTGGGTGAGGAATTGACGGTGGTATCGAAATCCACCACCAA